GGCTGTGCCCGGCCACGGTTGTGTTAGGCTTCGCGGTACCGCTGCTTTGGGTAATCGAGTTCATTTCACTGTCCTCTGTGGTGGCTGGCGTCGAGGAGCTGCAACTCCTCGGCGCCTTTCTTGACGACCTGGTTCTCTTTACTCGTCGGCGGACTCGCCCAATGAGCGAGCGATGTCGATCAATTCATAAGGCTCGACGCTTGGAATTTCCGTTACTTCCAATGAGCCGTTCTCCCGAAAAACGAACAGCCACTGTCCGCACATGAAGCGATCAGGCAGGCGTTTGTTCATTTCTTTGGCCGCGATACTCGCCGACCGGAATGCCTTGGCCGCTTCTTCGATTCCGTCTTCCAAGGCGGCTTTTGCTTTCGCCATATCCTCATAGCGACGCTGCAGGTGATACAGCGAGTCCTTGAAGTCGTAGACGGGTCTGGTGGTCGTTGTCATGGTGCTTCTCCTTTTGGGGTATGGCTTCACGCCATGGTTGTTGGGCGCTGATCTGCTCGGCGCACCAGGAAAATCTCGAGGTCCTGCAGCTGGCCTTCGTCGTCGCAGGTTCCCCACTCCAGAACTGCCTGCACCTGGGCTCGCGAACAGTCCATGACCAAAATCCAGCGCTCGCCCCGGGCGACACGCACTTCCAGGATCTCCAGCAGGCCTTCGGTGGCGTAGGCGTCGGCGAAAACGTAAGGCATGCCGTCCGTGGATGGTTTCAGCCGGGCAGTGACGAACCCCATCAGGTCGGGTGCCTCAGCCTTCCAATCGCTGTCGATTACGTGGATGTCCATGGCGGTTACTCCCGGAAGACAAAGCAGCGAACGGACTGCGGGATTTTCTGGGTAGGGGCCATCGCCTGCAGGCGTGCCCGGATCGCGCTCTCGGTGCGCTTGGATTCCGACAGACACTGGTGTGCACGGCAGTCCTTGAGCAGACGGCGCAGTACGGACAGCTCCGGGATCCGCTGCCGGTGTTCTACAGCCACTTCGGCGAACTGGTTGAGGTTGATGGCGATCTGGCCGGGGGTCTTGCTGTGGTTGACCAGTGGGGCGTCCGGCAGCGACTCGAGGTAGTCGTACACTTGCCAGAATTCGTTCACCTCTTTCGGGTCGGTGGTGATCGCCGCCTGGCGCTCGCTGGCGGCCTTCTCGACGTACTTGCGGCACGCTTTGACCATGTGGTCTGGGATCGAGATAACCAGCTGCAGGCAGTCCACCAGGGCCAGCATCATGGCGTGGTTTTTGATCACACGATCCGAGGTCAGCTTGCGGTTGGCCCACAGCTCGGCGCGGTACTTCGGGTACAGCTCGGCGAAATGCTTGAGGATCTTCGGCTCGGCCCGCATGGCCTTGATCATGAAGTGGCTGACGTCCTCGAGCTCGGTCTGTACGATCGCATCAGCTGCCCGGCGGCTGGCCTCGGTGATCGTTGGCTTGAGGAATGGCAGGCGAAAGATCCGGCTGATGATGGCTTCGTGACCGACAACGATGGCGTTCTGAGCGATGACGATCGAGGCGCGGAACGGCGGCTCATAGGTGTCGTTGCTGTTGGACTTCACGCCACGGGTCCGCAGGGTGCCGCCACCATAGAAGTCTTTGAACTGGTCCCACTCGAAGGCCTTGGCATTGTCCTCGTTGGTGTTCCGGTCGGCCTCGAGCAGCACCAGGGGCAGGTTGGCCACCTGGCCCATGGCCCGGCTCAGGCCAGAGAACGAACTCTTGGCCGGGTCGAAGCCCTCATACAGGCGGCCGAACAGCTTCCAAAGGAACTTGATCAGGGTGGTTTTGCCCGAATCGGGCTCACCGGACATTTCCAAGAACGGGAAGCTCTCATGCTCGGCGCGGATCTGCTCGGCAAACAGCGAGCCGAACCAGTAGGTCAGGGCCAGCACGCCGTTCTCGCCGAAGCAGGTCCACAGGTGTTCCAGCCAATCCTCGCGGTAGCCCTTTGCGTCCAGCTTGTTCTTGATCTTCACCGACTTCATCAGGCACTTGACGCGCTGCTTGCCGAACTCGAAGTAATCCTCGTCGTTGGCCTTGTAGATCGAGCCGTTGTGGATGGCGATGTCGTTGAAGATGTAGGCCTGGTGGTCGCGGCTGTAGCCCAGGAAGTCGATGGTTTCGACGGTTTTGAGGCCTTCGGTCTGCCGCAGGATGATCTGGTCCAGGTGCTTCTGTGTGCCCAACCAGGTAGCACCGGAATACATCAGGCGGGTCTTGAACTCGCTGCTCGAGGAGATCTGCTTGGGCGTGAAGGTGTAGTTATCACCGTCATCGTCCTGTTTGCCCGCCACCTGGAAGTAGAACCAGGCCTCGTTGGTGACATCGCTGACCTGCTTGTACAGCGCCTGGAAACGGCAGTTGGCCAGCAGCTTCAGCGAGCAAACCTTCTTCAAGACATCACGGCGATCGTCTTCGTCGTCCTGGTCCTTGCTGCCGGCCAGCTCCTGCTGATCCTCCTCCAGCTTGGACAGGTCGAACTTGGCCCAGTAGGTCTGGTTGCCGAAGTCGAACGCGAACTCGGTGAAGCCCTCGTCCCACATGTACATCAGCAGGGCCTTCTCCCGGGCAGTCGGAGCCAGCAGCAGGTCGCCCTCATGCCGAGCAGCAGCCAGGTCGCGTTTGCGCTTGTGAGAGCGGGCTTGGCCTTCATCCTCGAACTGCCAGCGCTGGTGTAGATCGTTCCAGTCCACCTTCTTGTCGCGCTGGGGGATCAGTGCGGCCTTGCACTCGAAGCCCATATCCGATGCCTGCTTGGCAAAGCGCTGCAGGTAGCCGCGGGCAGTGGGCTCGTTGTCCAAGGCCCAAACCAGGGTTGGCAGGTTGCCCGGGCGCTGCTCGAGCAGCTGCTTCAGCGCCTCGATCGGGAAGTTGACGCTCGACATGGCCGACACCGCGTCGATGCCGTTCTGTACTAGGGCGATGGCGTCGAAGATCCCCTCAACGATCCACAGCTCATCGACAGCCTCAAGCTTGAGGCTTGGCGGGCACCACCATTGGCCCTGCGCGCTGTACCCTAACTTGAAGCGGGCCTTCATCTTGCCGAAGCGCCCAGGGCGATCAATCAGCCGCTCCCAGTAGCCGCCGTTCGGCAAGGGGAAGCGGACCGTGGCGCTGGCCTCGCCGCTTTCCTGGTTGACGTAGTTTTCCTGGGTGAACCAGCCGGTCATCTTCCACGCATCGAGGCCCCGGGCGAATTCCAGGTAGGTGCGGGCAGTCAGGGTGGGGTCGTTCTCCGTGGCCGGGGCGCGCTTGCTCCAGTCTTCAAACAGATCCTCATAGATGCCTTTGACATGCTCGATGTGGCCGCAGCGCTCCGGGCGCCCGCAGCGGATCTGCCACGGGTTGTCATGGCGGGCATACAGCTCTTTCTTTCCACAGGCCGGGCATACGCCGCCCCGCATGTAGTTGGTACCAACGCGCAGCTTCAAGCCGAAATCACTTTCGAGCCGTTGCAACACTTGTGAGCGGATATCTTCATTCATCATGACGGTTACTTCGCAGTTTTGAGGCTGTAGGTCAGCGCGCCGATCAGCCGGCGTTGCGCGCCCATGACGGGGTTTTTCAGGACGATTGCGGTGTGCCGGTCTTTCTCCGGCACGTAGCGGTAGGCATCCGTCCACCAGTGCTCAGTGAGAGCCAGGCGGTATTCAGACTTGAGCAAAGCCAGCAGGGCGGTGGCCTGCTCGGGGCTCATTTCCGCCTTGATCACCATCTTGTTATCCATCGAAACCTCGACTTCGGACGCAGCTCACCCAAACCCACGGAAAGCGGGGCAGGGCAATGGGTTGGATTAGGTGCGCGCTGCGCGGGGGTGCGAGCGATCAGCTGCGCCCAGGCCAAGGTCGGTCATGGCGAGGTGCACGGCTTTTTCAGCAGTTGGGTCAGAAACGTTGTGGTCGGCGACCAGGTGGCAAACAGCACGGGCGAACAAACGGTCGTCGCCGCTCAGGTGTTCGGCCTGGTGGCGTTGCAGGTAGTGCATCGCCGAGGACTTGAGTACGTCCTGGTAGTCAGGGTGTGTTGTGCTCATGCTGCAACCCCCGCACGGGCGCGGTGCAGCGCGATCGCCGACAGCACCTCGGTATGGCGAGCGGACATATGGGCCTCATGGGCGCGCATGATCTCCTCCGCCTCGGCGGTGGTGATGGACCCATCGGCCAGGGCCTTCGCAATCTCCAGATCAACAGCACCGCGCTTGGCGGAGGTGACCATCGACATCGCGTAGAGCTCGACGTTGTCCAGGGCGTCGACATCGGCGACCTTGACGAAGATGCCGCCGTACAGCGAAGCGATGAACTCCGGCAGGAATGTCGTGTGGGCTGTGGCTTCCAGCTGGCACAGCTGCAGGTCGTTGAGCGGACGGGCGTTGTTGTTTTCGTAGGCGTGGTTGTCGAACTTCTTGAGCTCGAGGCCGAGGTGAGCAGCTGCTTGAGCTCGACCGCCCGGGTATGCGCGGATGATCGCGCTAACCACATCCTTCCTTGTCTTGAGAACTGAGCGATTCATGTTCTGATTCATCCCTAATGGCCACT